AGTAAACGGAGATGCAAACAAAGCTGCCGAAACTAGCAAGCCGGTATTTGATCCTCTAGTTATTCCAGTCGTAATAAATGCCCCTCGTATCGTCGCTGCCCCTGTAAATGCAAACTCATTTGGTGATGCCGATGTAGTAATTGATCCAGCTACTGGTGATGGTAAAGTCAATGTCAACCGATTTGTACCAGTTGTAGTGTATCCAGTATTCTCTCCACAAGCATCCATGAACGTAGTCATTGTATCCGTTGCCAGTGGAGTATAATTATTTTCAAATAGTGAAAGATAGTAAGTCGAATATTGACTTCCCCCTCTCAATACTGCATTAAGCATGTATGTAATCATATCTCCAGGCATGAGATTATGTACCTCTTGCTGAGAAATGATCTGCCCATCCTCGCCTACATGCGTCGGAGTGTAAACGAACCCGACTTTATAATCATTATTCATTATGCCTCTCTTCGAATTTGTTCAGCAGTTATCCAACTACTTGCTGCCATAGATGACATTGATGCATCTTTAAGACTTGTTATAGCCTGTTTCATACCATTTTCTTCCCGAATCAACATAGCTCCTTTATCACTGTAATCTGGTGCTACTTGCTCCTCCTGTATGTTCTTTATTTCTCCTCCATTTCCTGCCATTATTAAACCTCGCGTTGAAAACCAATAAACATTTCCATCTGATCGTTTTTGCCCAGTACCAAGTGACGCACCATAATCAAGTTTAGTTAATTGCTGAAAGTTCTCTGGACCACTTCCAGCAAAGAAATAAGTCTTATCTGCTACAATCCAAACACCATCATCAACAGGTTCAACTACAGTTATATTCTCGCTGAATTGAAAAACACTATTACTTAATTGAGAAACAAGATCAGTTGAATATGCTTCAGTCACATACAGCAAATTATCTTTTGCAATCAAAAGTCTACCATTATGTTCTCGAATAATTTGCCCCGCTGGTGGCTTTGTAATAAATAAAGTTTCAAGAACCTTTCCACCATCATAAGCAAGTGTTACAGAATAACTCAGTGTGCCAATCACAACATCTCCACACTGATAAAAGACTTGACCATTCGCAGTAGTCATGTACAAACGAATTCCGATAACTTGACTATCACTTGAAGATGGAAGACTTGTAAAAACAACACTACTATTATCTATAACTGAAATTGATGTAATATCACTTGATCCAGACTCATTATCAAGTGCATCATAAAAAGTCAGGCAACATAAATAAACTCCTGCTCCAAATATTCCAGAAGAGCTATAAACTACTGGAGCAGTCGGATTACTCATACCCCAATTTTGAGCCACACCATTCAGAATCTTTTTTCCTCTCAAACCATCACTAAAAAACAATTCATTATTATGCTCATAATAAGTAAAGGTATCACCAAGTACTCCACCTAAAATATCAATCTTTGTCCAATCAGTATTGACTTTTTTAAGTGTTGTACCTTCAACAATAAAGTGTCCTTGAGAACAAGCAAAGCCATATTTTATATCAAACCCACTGCATTTCTTCGTACTACCGTTCCTCATTTTGATCTTACCTGCATTAGTAAAATCAACACTTACAGCATTTCTAACCATCGTACTTGAATCTTCTGAATTAACTGGTAACGCATGATCTTCAGCGCGATTATTCATGCCTTTAAAAGGCCCAAGTGAAAGCTTCATTTTAGCTCCTTTTATCTAAGCATGAATCCACGAGTATATGATGGAATAGTTAGTTCAAGAGTTCGCATGGCTTCAAGGAAAAATCTTTTATATTTAAGTGTATTTTTCATTTCGTCATCTTTATCATCCTCAAGCCGCTCATATGCTTTCCATGCACCAAAATTAACTAAGAGAGCTTCTTGTAAATGTTCTGGAATTCCATCTGGAGTATCATCATCATTAATCATATTAACTGGTTTTCGATAATAATGTAATGTTACAGTTTCACTACTTGTAGGAATACCTTGATAATATAATTTTCCTCCATGTTCAATAGATTCAGAAATTCTTCCTGATTTATTCAGCAATGGATAAGTTTCTGCAAATTCAATAAATGAATGTGCTATATCAATCTCACTTCCAGTAGATGATGATACAAACTGCAAGTCTCTATGAAAATTAGTTGGCATATTTACATAAGCAGCACTAGTTGAAGTTGTCACAGTATCTATTGTAAACAATTCAGGCAATGGTGGAGTAAGCGAATTTGGTAATGGATCCTCAATTCCATCCAACAACGAAGGCATTCCGCCTGCAATTTCATAAACACCCTGATTAATAAAATCGCCTAAATGATCAAATATTGCAGGATTATCAATAAGAATATTTACTTTATTTATTAAATATTCAAAGGTAGCCATAATTTTCCTTATAAATCATCTGGAGTTATTGGTGTAGTTATAAAATTCTCTTCTGGTTCAGGCCTATGCACAGGAACACTTTGCTTCTCACCTAACGGCTTCGGATCAGTATAATGTGGATGCTTTTCTTCCCAACATGTATCAGCACAAACAAACAACTTATCCCAAGTCATTCTGCATTCAGATGCATATCTTTGAAAACCGCATTGATCACAGATTACTAAATAATCACCAGGTTTATATGACATAATTTATCCTTCACGATAAAAACGATGGCCTTTAATTTCAACAATGAATTTCATACCTTTGATCCAGTATGGTGGTTGGTGGTTCGGCATACCCAATAAAGCATAATAATGTGTTGCACCATAAAGTGTATCACCAGCCAACCATTCATTGAATCCTGCCTGAGCATTTTCCAATACCTTTGCTGAGGTGACAACATTTCTAATCCAAACAGATGGATGATCTAGACCTAAATTAAAACAACTAAATTGCTTTCGTGATAGCACAACATTCGATACTGGCCAGTTATTTTTCTTCGCTCGATTGAGAATAACCTTGACAACTGCTTTCTGTCCAGCAACTGACTCCCCTCTAGCCTCATGATAGATTGTCAAAGTCAGCCAAAACAAGGCTTGTGTTATATCCATTAACTCACCGCCTTTCGCGCAAAAGCACACTCACCACCGCGCTTCATAAATACCTCAGCAAAATCATCAAGGTCCATTACCCAGTATCCATTACGCAAAAGGTTCCAATATGGCCATGAGTTTGGCCCACCAATAATGTTTTGATGGAGATTAATAAATGTTCCCGCAGTACAGTGTCCGCCAACTACTTCACCACCGGGAGTACTCAGTCCATCCACTTCCCGAGGATACATCATACCCTCAGTCCATTCAAGCCCAAGTATTGCAGAACCATAATAATCAATACCTCTGATTACTTCATCAATAGTTCGTGCTCGACAATAAGATTCAATCAAACCTTCTTGCTTGGCAGTTTGCATTACCGCTGCAAGAGACGTTCCATAACTAATTGGTTTCGATCCTGGTCTTTCTGAGCCTGGCCACTGATCATTATCCTGGCACCTGAAATAAAACTCAAGAGCCCATTCGTCACCAAGAGTTCTTATTCCAGGCTCATGTTCCATAAAAGCAGTGAAGCCAAATCCACCACATGCACTCCACTTAGCCTGATTAAGCAAAGGTTCCTTGAACTTCTTTACTCGATATTTGCTGATCAACTCTCGATATCGCAAATCAATACCATCATCAATCGGAGGAACTGCAAGAAGATTTGGAGCAGTAGGATCAGCTTGAAAGATTAAGCCACAACGAAGATCTTGAATTTCACTACCATCTTTAAGTATCATAATTAATTCACAGTCTGATTTATTTGTTGAATTGCTTTAAGAATTGTTTCTAAGTTCTTCTCTTGAGCTTCCTTCACTTCTTTAACTTCACTTTCAAGTTTCCCAAACCTTTCAGCACCTGCTGCCATTTTTTCTTCAAACCGTTCATGACATGTTTCTCTAGCATCAGCACAAGTTGGCCTAGTGATAAATCGTGGTTCTCCATCAGACATTTCAAACATTTTAAGAACAGACTTAATCGCATTTTCAATCTCTGATAGCCTACGATCATAATCAAGAATTCTAATTCGTGTTTGAGTTGTTTCTGCAAGAACTAAATCATTTGCAGTAAACTTAATATCATGAGCGTCAAGCCGAGTATGTGCTCGTTCTATCTCACCCTTTGTCTTTTGAATCTTTCCACCAAGCCCAACAAGAGAAAGTGCCCAGCCAAGAATAACTCCAAATGCTCCTGCTGCACCAGCAAAAAAAGTAAATCCTCCATTCTCCGGCATTTAATATTCCTTCTCGTCGTCTTTATAAAGCGCATCTTCATTATCAGGTAACCGAGTGTCAAGAATCTTCGCCCAATGATTATTCCTCGCAGTAGCCAGTCT